CTTGCAAAGTATGGTTGATCAGCAGTTAGCTCAACAGCAAAGTCAGTTTGCAGCGGCAATTGGTCAACAAAATATGTCTCATGTTGCTGATCTTGAACTAAGGAATCAGTCTGCAACGATGCAGGATCAGTTTAATTATGCAATGCAGAACATGGAGGCACAGTTCCAGTATGGGAACACTGCAGCCAATGCACAGCATGATCGAGATATTGGAATGCTTGCTGCAACTGGTCAACAACAGCGTGACAATATGGAAGCATCGGGTCAGCAAGACCGTTTAGGTGAAATTGTTAAAGGAGAACAGGATCGACTGAAGCAAGACATGGTCAACCAGTCTGCTGAAGCACAGGTTAAATATAAGTCAGACAGTGATTATCGACAGGCTACTGATACGCAGTCTATTGCATCTGAGGCAAACAAACAAATTGCCGAGACTGAAAAAGATGCGATGACAGAGACGCAAGGTATTAGATCTAAAGGAGAAGTTGATGTTGCAAAAGAAGCAGCTGGTGCATCGAAATACGGTGCTGATCGTACAGTTGATGTTGCTGAGGTCAATGCACAAGGAACGATTGATAACACCAAAGAGACTGGAACTCAGACACGCCTGACTATGGGTGAGGAAACCAGACAGAAGGCAAAAGATCGAGCCAACATGCACTCCTACGCACGTAGCACCGCGAGGGCTATGTGATGACTACCGCAACTAGCAAAAGCGGAAAGGTCTACCTTAATTACGTAGACCAATGGCTGGACACACTGCCAGCATCAGAGTCTGAGGACTTTAGAGAATTTGCTGAGGTCACGCCATCCATTATTGAAATTTGGGTATACGCAGGAATTGTTGGATATCCAGGAAACTTCAACGATCTGAGTCGTTGGGTCAAAATGAAGTTTAAGAAACTGAACCGTCGTGAAATTCTTAATAGTGAGATTGCTGCACTTCACTCCGATATTCAAGAGTTACGAATGGCAATCACCTCCGGGGAAATTAAAGGTGACAACGGAGCTGCCCGACTGGCTGCATTAGAGAAGGAACTGAGATCTCACATCGAAACATCAGATCGAATGAATCGCACGACTGACAAACGTGGTTTGGTTCTTGCAGGTGCTGATCGTGTTATGAGAGAAATCACAGCCATCTTCAAAGATGATCCACAGTTCGCTGAGCCGGTAGACAATGCGATCAATGCTGTCTGGGCGAAGATCTATTCGGAGCTGAGCAATGGTTGATATTGATAGGGCATTAGAACTGCCAGACATCTCAATCCCCTCTCACGACATTAGGTCTCTACGCCAGCAAGACGCAGTGTTACTACGCCTTCCCTCAATTCCAGGTGCTGCAGTTGAACGTTTCTTCGGAACAAGTCGTAGTGAAGAAGCGGCAAGAGTATCAGCTGCAATGGGACTTGCATATGCAGAAGATCGTAGGCGTGCACTAATTATGAGAGCAAAGGCCAGAGCTCATGCTCGCATTGCCCAAGCAATTGCTGAAGGAAGAATTTAATAGTTAGACTGATACTAAAAGTAATCAGTATGGCTATTGCAAGTTCCTCATTAGCGTTTAAACGCGCCGCTTTGATGTCGGCTACAAAGGTGACAACGAAGCCACCTTCTGAGGAAGTATTGCGAGCCAGAGAAGATTTCAAAGACTTCTGTGTGTTCATGGGGAAGGCTCCAGCAAAGCACATGTTGGAGTGGCATAACGAACTTTGTACAGGTGAGGACAGCGAATGCTTAATAGGAATCGGCGGACCAAACACATCGATCCTGGCTCCACGAGGATCTGCGAAAAGCACTGTCCTTGGTTTGTTTGCAGCTTGGATGATTGGCCGTCATGCAGCTGCCAAGCAAATGCTGCGGATTCTCTACATCGCGTACATGGTCGATATATCACGTGCAAAGTCGGCAACCATCAAAGGGATACTGACAAGTTCAAAGTACCGAGAGATATTCCCAATGGTCCGCTTGTCAAAGATCAAACGATCGGACGAGTATTGGAGTATTGACTATGACTTTGCAGGGATTGATACGGCAGGTGAAGAAGCTTTTACCATTGCGTGTGGCGGTCTCAAAGGAGCGATTACATCCAAACGATCGCAGCTTGTCCTTATTGATGACCCTATCAAATCGGCAGCGTCCATCAACAACCCGGATATTCGCAGGGAGATGGAGCAAACGTGGTCTAACGTTATCGCACCTACTATGTTTCAAGGTGCACGGGCGATCTGTCTTGGAACCCGTTTCCACTTCAACGATATCCATGCCACGCTGTTTATACCTAAGAACAACTGGAGGCAGATTATTCAGCAAGCGGTAATCACCGACGCTGACGGAAGGCAACGTTCATACTGGCCGGACTTTTGGTCAATGAAATATCTGAATGAACGCAAGCTAGAGGATCGTGTTGCATTTGCGTACCAGTACCTGAACACAGCAGTTAAGTCCACAGAAGTCGGCATCTCACCAGAACTAATCATCAAAGGTGAAGTACCTGAGGACTACGACTGCCTGGGAGTAGGCATTGACTTGAGCGCGGGCCTGTCGGAAAAGAATGACTGGACCGTATTTACATTAGGCGGCATCAAAGACGGAAAGGTCTATCTCATTGACCAACGTCGAGAACGGACAATGGGGAACATTAAAAAGATGGATACTCTCTGCGAGATGCTCTGTGACTGGAACATCCTGCTTGAAAACGATGAGGGGCAGTTCTTCCCAACAATGTCACCGTGCATTATTTGGCCAGAAGCAGTCGCATATCAAACATCATTCGAAGGTGACTTCAAACGCATCATTCACGAGGACCGAGCACTATATAACCTCAGCGTCAGTCCAGTAAAAGGATTCAAGGGAGATAAGCTTGCTCGGTTACGTGGTGTCTTAGGACTATTCGAACATCGAAAAGTGATCTTGAATAAATGGCGTAAGTGGACGGTATTAGAAGATGAGCTCCTGAACTTCGGTCATTCTCAACATGATGATGCCGTGGATTCAATGGTATTAACGATGGGAGGACTATTAAGAAGAGGAGGTATACAAATTGAGTACAATAATAACAGCTTTGATTTGTAATTAACGAATGTCTAGAAAAGCAGGTAGCGATGAATTTAAAGAAGAACTGAGCCGGGCTCAACGAAATAAACAAGCCAGGGAAGCTCTTCTTACAAATCCTGAAGCACGGGAAGAACGTCTTTCTGGAGTTGAATTCATTGATGGCTTTAAAAACTTTGATGGCTATGACGAGAAAATGGTCTCGCAAGCGCTTCAAGGGGGATCTTGGGGTGATGACGATCAGCGGCGTTATGACCGAATGATGGGCAAAGATGACTTCAAAGGAGATGTCATCAGTGATCCAATTACAAATCCAGAGCCTGATCCTATTGAGCAACAACCTGTATATGTGATGCCCTCACCAGCACCAATCACATCAACCAACACTGTGACATTTGGTGCACCAGGGACTGCCCCAGGTGTAGACGATGTTCAGCAGATTGCCCAGGATAACGACATTTATAGCACCGTCTACGGCAATAGCAATCAAGTTGTCAATGCACAAGACAACAGAATCAATGGATATAGGCCATCACGAATTACAACTGATTTCCTCTCAAATTACAACTTCTTCGGTTGATAAAATTAATACATAGCAGGTAATTACTCATGGCAAAACGTACGAAAGCGCAACGTAGAGAAGACAGAAAGGCGAAGCGCAGTTCTAATCCAAGGGAAGGATCAGTAGCAGCAAATCGTGCTGCTGGTACTAATAAGGCTGCAGGTGGTACTGGTAAATCAGCCTCATCTAGTAGCGGAAGTAATCAAAGCCAGGCTAAAGAACGTGCACAAAATCGTCAGAAAAGGGTTCTTCAATCTGGAGAAGGCGGAAGAGCCAATAGATTTGATCGAAAAGATATCGCTGCAATGAGAGATAAAGGATGGTCTGACAAAAAACTAGAAAGGTTCTCTGGCAAGTTAGATAGGAAGCAACAGACTGGAGCTTCTCAAAGGCTGACTGGTTATCAAGATGCAACTCAGACAGACGGAGATATCAAAAAGTATGATCCAAATTCAATTGGTAATCGGAAGAATGAAAAATATTCAAGGCATGATGTTCGGGCATTGAAAGGCCAAGGATACTCTAATGATGATCTTGGTAAGCATTTCTATGAATTAGGAGATGATGCAAATCTTGGAGGTCGTGCTCAGAAGTTAAAAGATAACTACGTTAAATCTTTGACAAAGGCAGAGCCAGAGACTCAGCCAGAGACTGAAATTGAAACCATTCAGCAACCAGAAGTGACTACGACCACGGCTGGTCCTCGTCCTGTAGAGCAAACCAATACGGTGACCTTCGGTTCAGGATCAATGCCACTTTCAACTCCCAGTATTCAAGCGCCTCCGCCGATTAGTATCGGTGGTTCGAATGGCGGTGGCTCAGGAGTAAGTCCATATGACTTCATTCCTTCTGTGAATCCTTCACAGAGTGCTAATTTGACGCAGCAGATTGCTCAAGATAACGACATTACCACTAGTGTTTATGGTGATGGCAACTACGTAAGCAACACTCAGGATAATTCAATCCGTCAATATGGTGGAGATAATCGTCAGTTCACTTATGTGAGCAGCGGTAACGGAAAATACGGCGGTGATCATCTTGAAACCCCCGCGTCAATGGCCACACTAGGTGGATTCTACGATGTAGATGACAGCCCTGCAAAACAAGCCAAGTTCA